CCCCTCTCTTGCGCCACAGGCTCATAGCATGGCTTCATGGATTCGCGCTAATTGCTCATTACGCTTACGCAGCTGTATTTCGTACTCATACAGTAATAGTTGTAACTCTGCTATCTCTTGGCGAAGATGATTGGTTTCTAGTTGATATTTCACAACATTGACGGCTAATGCGTCATCAAATTCAAGTTCGTCAAATGCTGCATCTACTTTTTCTTGATTCATATTAGCCGCCTTTGTTAATTAAAAGGAAAAATCGTCTTTATCAGACTTTTCTTTTGGTGGATTCATGTATGCCCAGCCTGACCATCCGCCTTCTACGATAGGCATACAGTCAAATTTGAGCATAGGACCGTTTTTGGTATCAATGACCGAACCGATACGCTGATAGCGGTTCTTTTCTTGGCCATCTTTGTTGGTGTATTTGCCAGAAATTACGCTGACTTCATATTGTGTTTTCGACATACTTTTCCTTTAGTTTTGTAATTTTGTCATCCAACTCCGCTAGGAACTGGGTAACTTCTTTCTCCAACATTGCACCGTACTCAGGGTCAAATTCAACCTCTTGTACGAACAATTGAAGGTGTTCTGGTAGACGATTGTCAAAGCTGACATAGTCTCCCCATTTAGACCCTGTGCAAAGCATTTGCCATTGCATCTGGGGTATATATTTACTTGGCACTTTGCCAGACAGCAATGTGTCCAGGTGGTTACTAGTATTTGGGCATTTGATTTCCAAGATACCTTCACCCACTATGCCGTCTGGACTAGCGCCTGCCATTTCAATGCGTGGATGGTTTATAAAACCAACTTCTTTTACCATCAAATTACGCAAATTCTCGTAAGCACTTCGCGCAAGTGGCTCAGTGTCAACACCGTGTTGCATGGACGTATTTGTAAACGACTCACCTTGTTGGCCAGTCAATCTTTCACAGATCAATTGCGCCATGTAGTTATCACGGCTGGCGCTATAACCAGTCTTGGTCTTGGCGATCACATCTGCTACCCGTGAAGCAGTCACCTTGCCAAGTCTGGCAGCAAACCACTCTTGGGTGCGTTGTTCTACTTGTTCTGTCATTTATTTTTAACTCCAAATTTATGTTTATTCCAAATATCAGGCTTGCATTTATCTTGAATTTTCATTGCGTATTGATATTTATCAGAGCAATCATCACAAATAGTGCAAGGTTCTTGTGCAATCCTTGCACATTCTTTCCATTCCACATAAAGTTTCATGGTAGAAAAGCACATGGGCTTTATGTACGTTGGGTAATCAATCATCCAAGTTTCCTTTTCATTGCATCTTTAGCCGCTGTGACGGCAGTCAACCATTCTTTGTCAGTGCCTGCGGTTTTGTAGGCATCTTTAAACGCTGTTTGCAGTTCCTCAACAGTCTTACATTCTTGGATGGTTGTAAGGTGGTCTTGCATCAGGTTATGGTTAGCCTTAACTTCTTTGACTGGTTTAGATGCAAGATTGCCGTCATCATCTTCTGGAGCTTGGCCAGTGGCGGCCATCAAAGACGCACGACGAATGTAAGTCAAACACGACATGAACCCTTGGGGATCGTGCTTGGGTGCTGGAAAGAACAGTTTGCCACAATCTAAGCGCTCGCCAGACTCATGTAGAAAGCTAGTCTCACAGATGATGCCGTCTGTGTGTTCTGATGTGGTCTGGAATAAAAATATGCCGTTATCGTTTAAAGCGTCTATAACAGACTCAACGCAAGATGCTAGGTCAACATACTTGCTACGAAAATGAGGATTTGTAGCGGTCTTTAAAGCTGGTGAGAATTGACGTTGTGCTTTGACCAATGCTGTGGAAATGTTCTTCATTTAGTTTCCTGTTATTAAAAGGGTAAAAATTAAGCCTGCAACAAAACCAGATAACCAAAAGATTACCTTGTCTGCAAGTGTAGGAATAGTGGGGGTGTATGGGCCGTCAATCATGCTAGTTCCTTCTTGGATTCGTAGCGGTCGATAGCGGCTGATAGTTTCTGCTCGTAAACTTCTTCTTTTACGGCTTTGGCGTATTGGCGTTCAAAGTCTTGGATAACTGTGTCGCGCAACATATCGCTAATTTCAACACCGCCTACATAAGCAAAATAAAGATTGCCAGAGTAGGGGTCAAAGAAACAATCTACGTCAGTAATGTAGTCGTAGTCACAGACCATGCGTTCGCAGTCTGTGTGTTCTAGTGCGTAGTTCATGATTGCACCTCAAAATCTTTGTCGTGATATGAGCAACCATTAGCAATAACTCTGCGAACAAGTTTTATCATTTCGTCAGATGCTTTCCAATACGCATCTTTATTTGTATGGGTTAATTCCCATGCAAATGCTGAACGAAACTTGGTTGATAACAACTCTAGTTGTCGTAATTCATTTTCTGTCATGCTAACTCCTAAAAGACCGCTTGCTATTTGCTACGGCATGGCGTAACTATATTAGATTTCTAATGTCCTAGTCAAGTGCGGGGTTATTAGGGAACTAATGTAGAATTTTCAGCATGACAAAACAAGAAATTATCAAATTGGCAGGCTCACAGGATGCGCTTGCCAAAATTCTGGGAATCACCCAAGGTGCGGTTTCGCAGTGGGGAGACAAGATTCCAGAAGGCCGTTACTGGCAGTTGATGGTTTTGAAACCTGAGTGGTTTAAGTCATAATCGTTTTGAACACGGCTAGGTCTGAAGTCATGAGCAGACCGAAAAGGGTTACGCCTTCCCCTGCCGATGTTTCTTTTAAGGTGCGTAAAAGGCATAAAAATGCAAATAAAGAACTGGAAAAAGTTTCAACACTTTAAGGATAGAAAACCGCCTTGGGTTAAGTTGTATCGAGATTTACTTGATGACATAGAGTGGTTTGAACTTGACCCAAAAGCCGCAAAAGTCTTAGTAATGCTGTGGTTAATAGCCAGCGAAGACGATGGAAACATACCAACTGCAAAACAACTAGCTTTTCGATTACGAATGTCAGAAAAGGAAACAGAAGTTTGCATTTCCAAGTTGTCTCATTGGCTGGAACAAGGTTATAACGAGGTGATATCAACAAGATATCAAGATGATGCACCAGAGACAGAGAGAGAGACAGAGAAAGAGAGAGAGACAGAATTTATTAGCCCACCTAGCGGTGGACTACCAAACTGTGACCATGAAAAAGTAATTGCTCTATACCACCAGCATCTACCAACGCTACGCAAGGTAGAGGTGTGGAACGATGCTCGTAAGGGCTACCTACGGCAGAGATGGCGAGAAGTCGCTGAAGAACTAGCCAAAGAAAAAGATGTGCAAGTTACGGACATATTGACTTGGTTTGCTGAATTCTTTAGCCATATTAGCCAATCTAAATTCTTGACAGGCAGGGTAAACAGTAAGGATGGTCGTGCTTTTGTCGCTGACTTAGAGTGGATACTTAAACCATCCAATTTTGCAAAAATCATCGAAGGAAAATACCATGGCACTAACTAATTTTCGTAACAATGTAAAACAAGAATCTGGCTTTGATGATGAGCAAAGATTGATGTGTTCTGTGTCTGGATGTGGCAAGCGCTGGACGGTGCATATCAGTGGTGATAAGCCTAAATGTTCCCAACATCAATGGGAAGAAAAAACAGATTATTCAATTCCTAGCATTGCCAAGCCTGTTAGCCAGACCGTACAACAGTGGTACGAGAAGGAAGAGTTTTGAAAGTTTTACCTATAAAAAACGAAGAGACTGAACCTTGGTTGCTTCAAAAGCACTATGCCAAGCGTATGCCACAAATCATGTTTGCCTTTGGCCTATACGAAGAATCTAGCCTTGTTGGTGTCATAACTTATGGAATACCTGCCTCGCCCGCCTTGTGCATGGGTATCTGTGGGAAAGAATATTCCAGTAAGGTATTGGAACTAAACAGAGTTTGCTTGGAAACCAATGAAAAGAACTGGGCATCATTCTTGGTTGCTAACAGTATGAAGCAACTGCCCAAGCCATCAATTGTGGTTTCCTATGCCGATACAGCTCAAGGCCATGTAGGTTATGTATACCAATCGACAAACTTTTTGTATACGGGGTTATCAGCAAACAGGGTTGATTGGACAATTAAAGGCCAAGAGCATAAACACTCAAAAACAATAAGCGATGGCATGACTTTAGAGGAGATTAAGGCAGAACATGGGGATGATTTCTATTACACGGAACGTTCTAGAAAACACCGATATATTTACTTTGTAGGTAATAAACGAGATAAAAAAGAACTTAATTCAAAACTTAAATACCCCGTAATGCCATATCCAAAAGGCGATACAAAGCATTACGATTCAGGTGGTATTGTTAATAAACAAGAACTTTTATTTGTATGATACAAACAGATTTTGATTTAGGAACTGTTAGATTTTCTAAACAAGAAGATATTAAATACATTATTTCTTTGTCTAAAAAAGAAAATCATAGTCTTGGATTTATTCCAAAAATGGCATACGAATCTGCCATAACGGGCATAAAAACAGGTGACCGATGGAGTAATGTATGCAACGACAAACTGTTTGTCATTGAGTGCAATGGTGATTTAGTTGGTTTTTGTTTAGCAAGTTTTGGCATACCAAATGCGGTTAGCAAAAAAGGAAAAATAGCCCAAATATGTTTACAAACTGATGCTAGAAAGTTTTTAAGAGGAAGAAAACTGTTAGATAGCGTGGTTGAATATGGCAAAACGCAAGGAACATTAGCATTTAGTGCTGGTTGCGCTAATGACTTGGAATCAAATTTATTTTGGAAATCTATGGGTTGGATATGTATTGCTCAAAGAATGGGCATTTCCCACAAAAATACATGGAAACAAACAAGCAAACGAGTTATTAACATTTACCGCTATGACCCTAGCGATTTTTTACTTTCTTTAGATACATTTTGTTTAAATCAGGAATCTTAAATGAAAAAAGCAGAAGCACATGAACTACTTACGGCAAGACGGGGAGGGCTTGCAGTCCTACCTAGCACGATTAATTACGCACTATGGCTCACAGGAGACCTTAGAGCAGATGCGTTGGAGTTTGGCAAGGGAATGGCTCAAGAGGCATCAGGAGAAAGTCAAGGCGGTGGGCAAAGTCAAAGCAATGACATGGTGGCACAGTCAGGCAGATATTATGGAAGCCAAGCGTGGTT